AACTCAAGAAAACCCATACTATTATATCTACTCAAGGAAGTTCACGGTATGTTTCGCTGGTGGATTCGATGGTTGGGATATCTACAGAGAGTATAGAACAAATGAAGATAGATTCAGATTAGGTGCGTCAGGTTACTTAGCGGGAGCCGCTCCATCAACAAGATACCCAACAGCTTCGGGTGAAGGTATGTTTAAGAGAATAATTGTCGATAAAAATTCACAAGATTTTGCAAATACCGATTATTACGCTTACTTACTTGGTATCTTATCATTCCAAAACCCTGAATCAACTAACATCAATGTATTTGCAACTTCAAGTATTGATTATGTAAACAATCCTAAGCTTGTGGAAGCGGCTATCAACATGATTCAATTCTCAAGAGCGGATTCTGTGTACATAGCAACAACACCGGATTATCCGATGTATACTACAGATTCTAACAATTCTGACTTGATAATCTATCCACAAGAGGCTGTTGATAACTTGGATAATTCAGCAATTGATTCAAATTATACAGCAACCTACTATCCATGGATTTTGGTTAGAGACACTGTCAACAACACACAATTATATCTCCCTCCGACTGGTGAGGTTTGTAGAAACTTAGCATTGACCGATAATATTGCCTTCCCTTGGTTCGCATCAGCGGGTTATACGAGAGGTCTTGTAAATTCAGTTAAAGCTAGGTTGAAACTAACACAAGAAGATAGAGATACGTTGTATCAAGGTAGAATAAATCCAATTGCAACCTTCTCTGACGTTGGTACTGTAATTTGGGGTAACAAAACTTTACAAGTTGCGGATTCTGCACTAAACAGATTGAATGTAAGAAGATTACTTCTACAAGCTCGTAAGTTGATTTCAGCAGTAGCGGTAAGGTTATTGTTCGAACAAAATGACCAAATTGTGAGACAACAGTTCCTTGACAGTGTAAACCCAATTCTCGATGGTATCAGAAGAGACAGAGGTCTTTATGATTTCCGTGTAACAGTATTGTCTACACCTGAGGATTTGGACAGAAATACACTCACAGGTAAAATTTATCTTAAACCAACGAAAGCACTTGAATTCATTGATATAGAATTCTTTATCACACCTACAGGTGCTTCGTTTGAGAATATCTAATAAATTTTAACAATTAAAAATAAACCCCCACACTTCAAGTGGGGGTTTTATATTTATAGAAATAAAATATAAAGCTATTTATTAGAATGATTTATTTAATCGAGAATTTCAGTGAGAGACTTGTTCCTAATATGAAGTATTATGCTTTCGATTGGGACGACAACATAGTTCACATGCCTACCGAAATTATTCTATCAACTGATGATGGTGAAGAAGTGGGAATGTCCACAAAAGACTTTGCGGAATATAGACATGAAATAGGTAAGAATAATTTCGAATACAAAGGTAAAACTATCACTGGTTATGGAAAAGAACCTTTTAGAAACTTCAGAGTAGAAGGTGACAAACAATTTTTGATAGATGCGATGAGGGCAGAACAAGGACCTGCATTTGATGATTTCAAAGAAGCAATCAATAATGGTTCAATTTTTGCAATCATCACTGCTAGAGGACACAAACCTGAGACTTTAAAGAAAGCCGTCTACAATTACATCGTAAGTGGTTTCAACGGAATCGACAAAGATATGTTACTGAAAAATTTAAGAAAATATAGAACCTTTGTGGATGAAGACGATATGAGTGATTCTGAACTAATAAAATCCTATTTAGAATTAAACAAGTATCATCCTGTCAGTTTTGGTGAAGAGAAAGGTGCTGCTAGTCCCGAAGAATTAAAAGTGATGGCCATGGACGATTTTGTATCTTATATTAAAGGAATGGCTGCTGTATTAAATAAGAAAGCTTATATAAAAAGTGATATAGGAAATAAATTTGTACCAGCTAAAACATTTATAGGTTTTTCTGATGATGACCCTAAGAATGTAGAAGTAATGAAGAAACATTTTGAAAATAAACCAGGTAAAGAGGTAAAGACATTTTCTACTGCATCTGGAACTAAAAAGGAAGTTAAATAAGTATATTTTTTTTAAAACAGGAAGTAAATAGAAAAATTTTACCTGTGAGTATATTTATAACATATAAACAAAAAAAATTTTAAATTTATAATAACATGGCTGATTTATTAATGAAAATGCCGATACCTTACGAACCGAAACGTCAGAATCGATTCATCCTAAGGTTTCCCTCAAGTTTGGGTATCAACGAATGGTTTGTGGAGAGTACGGCTAGACCACATATTCAAATCGGTTCTACAGAAATACCTTTCTTAAACACATCTACATATGTGGCTGGTAGATTCAACTGGCAACCACTTAACGTGACATTTAGAGACCCAATTGGTCCTTCTGCAGCACAAGCTCTCATGGAGTGGGTACGTTTACATGCTGAGTCTGTAACAGGTCGTATGGGTTATGCTGCGGGTTACAAAAAAGATATTGACCTCGAGATGCTGGACCCAACAGGTGTTGTTGTTGAGAAGTGGATTCTTTATGGAACATTCTTGACTGATGTGAACTTCAATACATTAGCTTACAACCAAGATGGTTTGGCAACAATTACGGCTTCTATGAGAATGGACCGTTGTGTATTGGTTTACTAATATTATTTATAAAATAAATACTTTTTTTATATTTAACCCTGAAGAACATAAACTTCAGGGTTAATTTTTTATATTATGGATGAACAATCAAGAATGTATGGTCAAGAGAACATTTCTTTACCACACGACGTAGTACCTCTACCATCAGAGGGGATTTTTTATAAGAACAAGAAAAAGTCAATTAAAGTTGGATATCTAACCGCTTATGATGAAAATATTATCATGGCAGGGGGTGATAATCTTGCAATCAATCTTCTCAGGAACAAAATTTATGAACCTGATATGAAAGTTGAAGATATGTTAGAAGGTGATGTTGAATCGGTACTAATCTTTTTGAGAAATACCGCTTTCGGTCCCGATATGATGATTACGACAACAGACCCTAAAACAGGGAAACAATTTCAAGTTAACGTGACTTTGGACCAAATGTCAATTTTGAAAGGTCAGGAACCAACATCTGACGGACACTTTGTTACCACTTTACCCAAGACAGGTTCAACTGTTAAATTAAAACCTTTAACTTACGGTGAAATCAGAGAAATTAGTAAAACTATAGACTCCTATCCCCAAGGAAGAGTTGCACCTTATGTGACCCTAAAACTACAGAGACAAATAGTTGAGGTCAACGGTACGCAAGACAAGGGAGAAATTGCTAAGTTTGTAGAACAATTACCAATTGCAGATTCCAAATACATCAAGAAGTTCATGAATGACAACGAGCCAAAACTTGATATGTCTAAAATAGTAACAACCCCATCAGGAGAAAAACTTACAGTCAATGTTGGTTTTGGGGTTGATTTCTTTCGCCCTTTCTTCTGATTATAGAAAGGGTCAACTAGATGAGTTTTATTACTTATCAACACTGTTAAAGATAAGTTGGAGTGATTTCGAGAGGATGCCAATATTTGTTAGAAAATATCTACTAGATAAATGGATTCAAGAGAATCAGAAGGGTTAAAATATAACCCTTCTTCTATTTATATAAAAACCGAACGTACATGAATCCTGAAGATATTCTAAAAAAAATGAGTGAATTCTTTAAAGATGCTATTCCTCAAACAAAAGATTTCACAGCGGGCCTTGCTAATATGATTGGTGGTGCGGAGGAACTAACTAAACAGTTTGGTATTGGAAGACAGAGAATGGGTGAGTTGATGGGAGCCATCACAGACGCCACCCCTGCTGTTGATAGATTGGGAGGTAACCTCAAAAATGCTGTTGAAACTATAGAAGCGGTTGGTAAAGCGACAAGAAGAAATGTTGTGGCTGGTGAGGAAGAAGTTTCAAAACTCTTTGCAAGTAGTCAAGTTCTAGACCAAAACGTTCAAACTATAGTAGAAGGATTTCAAGAAATAGGGGTAGAATTCACTCAAGTAGGAGGGAAAATAGAAGAATCAATTCAATACATACAAAGTGTTGGAGGAAACACAAGGTTGATAATGGGTAATGTTCTAAACGATATGTCGGCTATGAACAGGTTCAACTTTCAAGATGGTGTTGTAGGTTTAACAAAAATGGCGGCACAAGCTGCCATGTTGAAAACAGATATGAGAGTAACTATGGACTTAGCGGAAAGAGCATTAGACCCTGAAGGGGCTATAGAGTTGGCATCTGCTTTCCAAAGGTTAGGTGTTTCTGCAGGAGATTTAACAGACCCCTTCCAATTGATGAACAAATCGTTGAATGACCCAGAGGGTTTACAAAATAGTATTGTGAACATGTCCAAACAATTTGCTTACTTCGATGAAAAAGCGGGGCAGTTCAAAATTAATCCTCAGGGTATGTTGATGATGAGAGAATTACAAAAACAGACTGGTTTGAGTAGTCAAGAACTATCAAAGATGTCTCTGAACGCTGCAGAATTAGATAGAAAACTTTCACAGATTAGACCTGATATACAATTCGAAAATGAAGAGGATAAGAAATATTTGGCAAATATAGCTAAGATGGGTAAGGGAGGTAAATATGAAATCACTATCGACGACAAACAAGTGGAATTGGAAAAACTAACCCAACAACAAATGGATAAGTTGATAGATGAACAAAAAAAAGGTCCCAAAACCGTCGAAGATTTACAGAGAGCTCAGTTGGATGCTTTTACCTTAGTTAAAGCTGATGTACAATCAATTAAAGATAAAGTTGTTTTGGGGGTTGTTTCAGCTCCAACTGTGAGAAGAGAGGCTGAAGGTGCCCGTACTGCCGTGACTGCGGCCTCAGGTGCGGTGGAACGAACCGCTGAGCTGGATATGTTTAGACAAGGTGCTGAAAAATCTATGTCTCTTGTAAAGGACTTTGTTAGTGCAATGAGTAAAGGCGAAGCTTTGAGTGGAAAAAATATGACAGACGTTGAAAATGCACTCAAGAACCTAAAAGACCTCCAAGGTAAAGGAGATGAGGGATTGAAAAAAGGAATAGAAATGTTTTTAGAAGAAAACAAGGGGAATAATTCCAAGATTGGGGAAATGCTTCAAAAGTATGTTCAAAAGGAATATGATGAGAGTCAATTAAAGAAAGGAGGACAAACAAAACAATCTCAAACCGAAATGAAATCAGGCCCATCAGGTGAAATCATGGGTGAAATAAAAACAACAACCTCAAACATAAATACAAAAATAGATAATTTAGATACAAAAGTAAGTAAAATTGCAACTCCAGTACCAAACAATATGGGGAACACAGCAGTTACTGAAATAGTTAGAGAGATAAAGACAACTATGGTCGACAGTAATAAAGAGGTTGTCGTAAGTTTTGACTCTTCCAAACCTGCAATTTTTGAATTGAATATAAAAGGTGACGGGGGAATGGATTTTGCAAAAATAGAAGACAAATTAATCAATAGCGAAAAACTCAAAGAAGATTTTGCAAGGAATGTGGAACGAAAAATGAAAGAAATGAATTTTGGTTCTCTTAAGAATACTACTACCTAATAAAAAGTTTTAAAGAATCTATTTATTATAAAAGAAATAAATGGCAAGTCCATTACTCGTAAACTCTGAATCATTCAGAAAAAAGATTATAGTAAAAAACTTAGTGCCTTATCCAAAGTCACCGAGTAGGATTACGCCACCAATAGACTACGATACAACCTTATCAGACTTAGCAGTTATAGACTCACCTGATGTACTAATAGACGAACCAAGATTCGCTCAACAACTTTATAAAAATAATCAATATGGTGCGGATGGTGGCTATAAACAAGTACCCGACCCAAGTTCATTAAATGGAACTAAGTCTAACGAAGGAGAATATGGGTATCAAGATGCTAATATCTTAGACCAAGCACCAATAGAAGCAAAAAAATGGAAAAGTGTCAACGCATATTCTTTTCCGAACGATGTTACAGATGCTGGAGAATTTATAGCAACGCTAGAGACGGTACAGTTAAATAACAATCGTTCAACTAACGGGCAACCTTATCCATCCACTTTCAACCCATCATCATACAATCCAGTTTCTATCCTTTTATCCCCGGACCCGCAAGGTAGTAATGGATTACTGAGTGCTGATTCATACATAGCTAGACTCGGTGCAACTATTTTGAGAAAAGAGTTTGAGACAAGGATTGGTAGAGAAATTATACAAAGAACAACAGGAAGAATTAACATTTTCAATGTTAGAAGTGGAACTGACGTTCTGAACTTATTAACAGGAAGAGTTCCTGTAATTGAACCTAATTACCAAATCACAGTTCCGGCCGGTCCAATTTTAGCTGCAACAGATTTTGCATTAAGACTGGCTGGCTCAATAATACCTGTTTCACCGATACCTGGTTCTTATTTCGACCCTTCAATACAAATTGGACAACCAACGACAATACAACAATTGGGAAATGCTTTCAGGAGAAGTACAACAGGAAAGTTTTTCAATAGATTGTTAGGGGGAACTAAAACAGGTTCTCAAATATTTTTAGAAAATACGGGTGGTGGTCAGAAATCAAGGTTATTTGGTAACTTAGATTATAACAGATTTAAACCTGGATACAACAGGTCTATATTCGATAGACTTGGTGGTGCTATAGTTGGAACAAATACAAATAATAGTAATTACTATATTGGTTCTATAACATCGGAACCATCGAGAGTTTTCTCACCTGGGGGT